TGGATGTTGTTTCTTTATTGCTAAATGTTTTCTCCTATCAATAGCTAGAAACCTACCTTTGGTTTCTATGATTATGCCATTGTTAAGTACAAAGTCAGGGGTATAGGTACGATAACACAAGTCTTCCCATTGTATCTTTATAGATTCATAGTCAAACTTACACTTCAGTTCTTTTAAGTAGTCTGATAACTTATGCTCAAAACCACTCCTATACCCATGCTTTATTGCAATCCTGCGTACAGAATAGGGAGACACTAGAGTAGCCTTCTCCATCCTGAGAAAGGACTCCACTCGTACTCAGAACTATTATAGTTATAGCCAAGTGCTTTCATCTCTTCTCTTACTGCTTCGTCTGCTAACTTTTTAGCTTCCATTGCTTCACGTAAACCTTTAGTTTTCATTTCACGAAGAGTCTTCTTAGCTTCTGCTAGTTCTTTCTCCATAGAGTCTATGTCCTTTTGCAGGTCTTCTATTTTTTTATCTGCCATTATTTTACACTCCATATTTTATTTGCTTCTTCTTTCATACCTGACCACAACCAAGAGTCTAGGTTAGGATACATAAGAGAAGCTAACTCATGCTTATCATCACTGATAGACAAAAACTTTTGTATAGAAAGAGCTACCTTACGTAACTGTTTCTTATACAAAGTTAAATTCTTTAGTGTAAACTTCTTATGTTCCTTTGGGGTAGCAAAGAATAAGTCTACACCACTTTTAGGATATGCCATAGAATATAAAGCCATCTGTCTTTTCTGAGCTTCAGTAGGTCTTGAAGGCATCCTTGTGGATGTTTTTAAGTCTACTATCTTATCCTTAAAACGGAAGTCTATATATCCCATTATAGGCACAGGCATATCATCAATAGGAACTTCAACTTTCTCTTGATATGCTTCAAGGTTTTCGTAGTCAAAGTTCTCATCAATGACAGAGCCAAAGCCTTTGAGTAAGTTCTTTTCTTTTGCAGTCTTTATATCTCCCAAGTCAATACCTGACTCTGCACAGAGAGACATAAACTTTACATCCAAAAGGTTGTAATCAAAGACTCCTTTTTCATACTTGTCTGCAAGTACGAACTCAGTAGCAATACCCCTTACTGCACTTGCACCACTTGAAGATTTAATCTTAAACAAGTATCGTGCCACCCATAATGACGTATCATTAATGTAGGTATTTATACTACTAGGTGACAAGTAGTTTATACCATGTGCTTTGAAGGGGTTATTGCTTCGCACTATGCGTTTTCCACTTCAATAAAGTTATCCTCTGCGTTAACAATACTGTCAACTGCATTAGACATATCTTCATCAATGGACTTTTGAGAAGCCTGTTCGTTCCACTCAGACACAATATACTGATTATAATTCTCTACCCAAGATAGAAAATCTGCAAACATAGTTTGGTCTGAATCTGACAGAGTAACTTTCTCTGAAAGATTTAATGTGCTAGTCGGTAAATAAAACTGACTACCATTAGGTAACTTTCTAGCTTCAGTTGCTAGACTAATGGTGTGTTGCACAGGAAGTGCTTTCATCTTAGCTAACTTAGTAAAGTTAGTGCCGATAGTTTTGAACGCATCTCTATTATCTATCTCCCATATAAAAGGAGTAGTCTCAAACTTAGAGGACTTACCATTAGCGTCTGTAACGTCATGTAAATCTACTAAGCCAAACACAACTCTGACACGTTTGACTTGCTTGATTAAGTCTTTAGTCTTATCAGGCAATGCATCAAAGTCCTGTATCCACCCTGCAGGTTTACCACAGTTGAACCCACCTTGATTATCTTTCAAATCTTTATTTAAGTTATCTGCCATAACTGTCTTATGATAGATACCTAAAGGCTCTCCTGCTTTTGCAGAGTTATTCTTGACAAACCTTTTATACATATATCTCTGCATGAAAGGTCTGATGGTGGCAGTCTTACCATATAGAACTTCCTTCTCAGGAATATCTAGTTTGTAAGTACCACCCTTCACAACAACCTCATCACCATCTATGATAGGTGTGTGTTGTATTCTAAATCTAGGTAATTGTTGAGCCTTCTTCTCAGTAGATGAGGAAGTCTCGTTGGCTATACCCATAGCCTTTGCCATAGAGTCATAATTATTAGTGTCTATGGTCACTAGGTTTGCTTCTGTCATACATTTTCTCCTTTCTTATTTTAAAATGTCTCATAGTTATATCAGTTAATATCCTTCGTGTCAAGCCAATTATCTCCTATTTTTGATTCTAATAATAATGGTACATTAAAGTCTATTCCGAACTCGTTGTTTATAATATTATTTATGTCTTGATTAATAGTTTTCAAGATGAACACAACTTTATTTATTTCATCAGGGTGTACATCAATAACTATTGAATCATGCACTGTGTTTACAATACAAGACTGCAACAATTCTAATCTGTTTTCTATATGATAGAGAATCAAAGGCACTATGTCTGCAGTTGCAAAGCTCTGCACAGGATAATTCTTTATCTGTGTAAAGTGTGACACAGAGCCATTCATTCTTCTCTCTACATCAGGAAAACTAAACTGTCTTCCTGATGGTGTTGTAATACTACGTTTTTCTAGAGCCTCTTTAGCCAATTTGGAATGCCAAAGTGCGATGCCTTTGTACTTTTTCGTGAAGTCTTGGTAGTATTTTGCTTCTGCTTTTGTTCTGCCAAACCCAGTCGCACCATATAACGGAGCAAAGGTATGTGCTTTAGCTTCTTGTCGAGTTGTACTCTGACCCGAAGCAGAAATAACTCTAGACGTATAAGCATGAACGTCAAAGCCTGTTTTAATCTCATTAATTGCTACCTCATCTTGTGATAAGAAGGCTGCAGTTCTAAACTCTAACTGTGCAAAGTCTGCTTCTAGAATTTTGCCATCTTTCCAACGTGAAACAAACACTTTCTTTACAGGAAACGTGCCACCTCTAGGCATATTCTGCATATTAGGGTCTGCTCCACTAAACCTGCCTGTCGCAGTTCTATGTTGTAACAATCTAACATGAAGCATACCATCAGACTTAACGTGTGCCTTGATACCTTCAACAAAAGAAGATAGATAACTATCTAAGGCAGACAACCTCTTTAGGTCTTGAAGAAACTGACTAGCTTCTGTCATGTTGTTACGTTGTGCCATGCTTTGTAATGTATCTAAGTTACCTTTGGATACACCAAAGCCATTAGCACTTATCCATTTAGCATTGGGTGCATTAAACTTTAAACCTGCTATTAATGAAGTGGGTCTAAAGGTATAGCCATTAGAATTGCAATCAATGCAATTATTAGTATTAGCGTATGGTATCCCATTTTTTCTTACCTTTCTTATCTTGCCTGTGCCATTACACGTCTTACACATAACAGCTTTTGTTTTATATACAATATCAGAGTTTTCTCTGACTGCTCTTTTGAAATCATCATTAGCCATGTGAGGAGTAAACTCATTACCCCACATGGCTTTGTCTTTTGGTTTTCTACTGTATATAACCCAAGACATTTGTTCAGGACTATTAAGATTGATAGGAGTATCTCCCATAAGTTTTCTTACTTGCTCTGATAACCTTTGTTCTATATCAATCTTCTCTGTCTCAAACTCTTTTCGCACAGACTCTAGCACATCTTGGTCTACCTTGAAACCATTCCTGTGTGTTCTAGCTAGAGTCATAGCTACTTTATTTGTAAGTACAACTGTATCCATGAGAGATGAGTTAATTAACTGCTTGTACTGACTAGCACACAACTCTTGTGTTGCTTTCAAGTCTGCTTGTAAGTATTCTTTTAACTCATCTTTTGGTATCTCATCTACACCCCTACCTTTAGCAAAGTATTCCTTTAGAGTATCCTGCTTCTGTGTAGTCAACTCATGTCTGATTGCACAGGCTTCCAACGACAAAGAGTATTTATCAGGGTTACCTCTGCTCAATACATATTCTGATAACATGGTATCAAATATAACACCATCATATTTAAAGCCACACTCCCATAACCACATCAAATCATATGTTATGTTGTGTCCTATTAATACTGTAGCCTTATCTAATATATCTTGTACACCTACGAATCCACTATCCATATCATATATGGATTCGTTTCCATTGTCATCACGACAACCAACCATAACTAACTTGTTAGTAGGTTCGTATGGGTCTAGATATAATCTACCATCTCTTTTGGTTACTGTATTTTCTACATCTATTACTATCTTCATGCACTATACCTCGCTGTGTGTGGATTAATATTACAATTAATCATGCCATGCCAACCTGTAATCTTGTTCTTAACAACATTTAAGTGTCGCATATTAGATTGCTCATCTACACCCTCAACATTCGCAGGTTGACCTATGAGTATCATAAGGTCTGCTTCTGCTGCCTTACCTGTACGTGAGCCTTCCATCATAGCCTGATTAAGAACTTGTCTACCCTCTGCTTCTGCAGAGAGTTGTGACATATAGAATATAACACAATCATATTGTTTTGCAATCTGTCTTGCATATATTGCATTAGCCTTGAGTGCTTCATCAGGTCTTGCATAACCTGACATACGTGCAAACTTATCTCCCATGTCTATTACAACAACATCAGGCTTGACACTCTTGCACATACTCTCTACCCATGCCATGTCTTCTCCTGTCACATCTTTAATCTTTAGGTTAGGTGATACAATCTTGTATCTATCCCTAGCCTGTGATGGGTTATCCTTTATCTCATACTTATCCATGTTAGATGAAGCAGTAAGATATCTGAACCCAACTCTATCATAAGATTCTTCGTTACACAAGACAACACACTTAGCACCTTGTCTTGCAAAACCATTCTCTCCTACAAGCATAGAAGCATGAAAGGATGTCTTACCTGTATTAGGTCTAGCACCTATCTCTACAAGATAGCCACCATTGACACCTTCTACTTTCCTAGCTAACTCAGGCAGATTAAATGACCAACGTGTCTGTTGATTCTGCTTCGCTATCAAAGTATCAAATGATATATCATCCCATTCAATCTTCATCTCAGGTGTAAAGTCATCATTGTACTTCTCTAATAAATCACGTAATGGTTTCATACTTGTCTGTGTACCATTCACGAAATCAAAACCTAAGTTAGCTACATCTTCTCCTATAACTTGTTGGAACAGTTTAGATAACACATCTTGTGCTACATCTGTTCCCATAGGTGTCTGTCTTTTAATATCATTAAACAGAGCAGAGTATCCCTGCTTCTGTGCAGTTGTCATAGCAGGATTGCTAGACAAAAACAGAGCCTGTAACTCATCAGGTGTTACATCTCTATTATATTTTCTCATAGCTTTATCTATCGTGTGCTTGATAGTTCTAGCATCTTTGCTAAACAATCTATCAGGACATCTTGCACCTCTATGGTCTTCATAGAAGTCTTTATTCATTAAGCTACGTAGTAGTGATAGTTCCATGTTGGTTCTCCTTTGGGGTTAGTTTGTTTAAGTTTATAAAGTCCT